TCTAAAATATGCTATAATATATACTCTTAAGTAACGCAGCAGGTAACATGGCACTGCTACCACTAAGCTGCAATAGCTCACCAAGTCATTAAATGTAATCAATAAGTGATTGGGGCGGTTAAGGCGTACTAGGAACTGCGCTAGATATTAAGCGACAAGCGAGTTATATAGGTACTCAGATGCAAAAGAGGAAAGGAAGACCGCCTAAGACGGCTATAGTAGCTAAGACACCAGGTAAGCTAACTAAGCTAGGTAGACCTCCTGGCGAAGCAGCTGCAATGGCTGAGTTTAAAGCTAGGTTGATGACCTCGCCTAAGTCGCATAAAGTCATAGAAGCTATCTTTAATGCAGCAGTAGATGATAATCATAAGAACCAAGCAGCGGCATGGAAGTTATTACTAGACCGTATGATACCTATATCTAGTATGGAAGCAGCAGCCGCTGGTGGTAAGAGTGCTATTACTATAAACATATCTGGACTCGGTATAACTGCTAAGGCAGCCACAGGAGAAGATTTCTCCGAAGGAGAAGATTTAGATGGCGAATTCTCCGAAGATTTACCCGCAGGGGAAGATTTACCAGAAGATGAAGGAGTTTGAGTGGTTAGACAGAGTATTAATTATATCGCCTGTACTCTATGCGTTATGTCTAACACAGGAAGCCTTTACTAAAGAACTAAAGAGATTAAAGATCAAGGTTTCTCAAGAGGACTCCTTATTCTTAATAAAGGGTGCAAGAGCTACAACGCATACCTTTGCAATGGATAATGACGCAGTAGTCTGTATTGTATGTATGCCTATTGATCTAGCCCTTAGTGAGGTAGAGGTGTACGCTACTTTGACACACGAAGCTGTCCATGTTTGGCAAGAGATCAAACAAGTATTAGGTGAAGAAAAGCCTGGCATAGAACAAGAGGCGTATAGTATTGAGAGTATAGCGTATCGCTTAATGCACTCTTACTATAAAAACAATAAAAAACTAAAAGGTAAAGGATGAGTTCTCAAAGTATCTATAAACACCTTAAGAAAGAGCCATTACTAGACGATAACCTGATTGTAGCATTAATGGCTAATATAGCTATTGAGACAGGTTACACCTTTGATTATAAGACCGTACAGCGTGGAGAGCGTAGTGATCCTGCTTATGGTTTATTCCAGTTAGACCCCCGTGGTGGCCTATATGATTTATATATAGACTACCTAGATTACTCCAAGAGTGATGATTCTGCCGAATCGCAACTTAATATGATGGTGGATATACTCTTGAGGCAGTGGGACAAGGGGGTCACCCATGTTGGTCACGGAAACGTCAATAAAGTGCTTGCTGCTGCCGAAAAGAGTGCAGAGGAGGCAACAAGGGCTTTCTGTGACCACATTTTAAGACCTGGTAAGCCGCATATGGAAAGAAGACTTGCTGCGATAGTAGGTGTTAACAAGTCTATCAGTACCATTAATGACATCGCTTAATGTCTCGCTGTTAGACTGGCAAAAGGAAGTATGGGCAGACCCTTCTAGGTTTCAGGTCATAGCTGCTGGAAGGCGTACAGGTAAGTCCAGACTAGCCGCATGGAAGCTCATAGTTAAGGCATTACAAGCCACTAGCGGTACAGTGTTCTATGTTAGCCCTACACAGGGGCAAGCTAGGGACATTATGTGGAAGCTACTGCTAGAGCTTGGTGCGCCTGTTATTAAGAACTCTCACGTTAACAACCTTGAGATTACCTTAGTCAACGGCATCGCCATACGTTTAAAGGGCGCAGATAGACCAGAGACTATGAGGGGTGTGTCGCTCTATTACTTGGTGTTAGACGAGTATGCAGACATTAGACCTGACGTGTGGGAACAGATACTACGTCCAGCCTTAGCTGACTTAAAAGGTGAGGCTATGTTCATTGGTACTCCAATGGGGCGTAACCACTTCTATGACCTGTTTAAGTATGGTGAACTCTCAGAAGATAAAGACTACAAGGCATGGCACTTTACTTCTTACGATAACGAAACCTTAGACCCAAACGAGATAGAAGCTGCTAAGAAGTCCATGTCTAGCTATGCGTTTAGACAAGAGTTCATGGCCTCCTTTGAGAGCATGGGTTCTGAGATATTTAAAGAGGGATGGATTAAATATGGTGAACCTCCTAAAGAGGGAGACTACTACATAACCATTGACCTTGCAGGCTTTGAAGAGATAAACAAGAAGAGATCAAAGAATACTAAACTTGACCAGTCAGCTATTGCCGTTACTAAAGTAAGTGCTGATGGTGACTGGCACATAGAGAACATAATAAAAGGAAGATGGGAGTTAGGAGAGACTGCTGAAAAGATATTCCAAGCAGTACGTGACTACCAGCCATTAGCAGTAGGCTTAGAGAAGGGCATCAGCAGACAAGCAGTAATGTCTCCTCTGAGTGATTTAATGCGTAAGAATAATATGTACTTTAATGTACAAGAACTCACCCACGGTAATAAGAAGAAAGCAGATCGTATTATATGGTCTTTGCAAGGACGCTTTGAGAATGGGCGTATTACGCTAGGCAAAGGAGAGTGGGTAGCTGAGTTCCTTGACCAACTCTTTCAGTTCCCTAGCGCGTTAGTACATGATGACTTAGTAGATGCTGTCTCCTATGTAGATCAATTAGCTAAAGTCCCTTATGGCTTAGAAGCATTCTTAAGTACCGATTACACTCCCTTAGACGCTATTTCAGGATACTAATAATGTCAGATTTTAATCTCAAAGAGAAGTTTGAACTAGAAGAATCCCTTGAGAGCTGGGTAATGGAGAAGGTAGACTCTTGGCGGGAGCATTATGACAATAATTATAAAGATAAGCATGATGAGTATTATCGCATCTGGCGTGGCGTGTGGGCTGCTGAAGACAGAACTAGAGCATCAGAGCGTTCACGCCTTATATCGCCTGCCACTCAACAAGCAGTAGAGTCCTCTGTATCTGAACTGGAAGAGGCAACCTTTGGTCGTGGTATCTGGTTTGACATTACTGATGATATATCTGATCCTGAGAAGAAAGATGTAGAGTTCCTGCGTAATAAGCTCTATGAGGACTTTAAGAAAACTAAGATACGTAAGTCTATAGCAGAAGCACTCTTGGTAGCTGGTGTATACGGCACTGGGATAGCTGAAGTAATACTTGAAGATATTAAAGAGATGTCACCTGCCACTCAGCCTATTATGGATGGGCAGCTTACGGCAATTGGTGTAAACATCAAAGACCGCACAGTGGTTAAGCTGCGCTCTATCCTGCCACAGAACTTCCTGATCGACCCTGCTGCGTGTAGTGTCGAAGAAGCTCTTGGCTGCGCTATTGACGAACACGTAACGTCTCATCTTATTGAGGAACTACAAGAGAAAGGAATCTATAAAAAGATTGCTATTAGGGACGCTGATACTGGTTTTGAGCTTGAAGAGGATATTACCATAATATCTCCTGAGACTGAGAAAACCCGTAGAACTACCTATTACGGTAAAGTACCACGTATCTTGCTTGAGAGGGCAAACAGAGAAGAAGGTGACGAAGTAGTATCGCTTACTGGAGAAGAAGAAACAAAGAGCCTCTATGTTGAGGCTATCATTGTCTTAGTCAACGGTGGTGATCTTCTTAAAGCTGAAGAGAACCCTTACATGATGCAAGACCGCCCTATTGTGGCTTTCCCGTGGGACATAGTCCCTGGTAGGTTCTGGGGTCGTGGCATATGTGAAAAAGGCTACAACTCACAGAAGGCTTTAGATGCTGAACTACGCGCTAGACAGGACGCTCTAGCATTGACAGTACACCCTATGATCGGCATTGACAGTACCCGCATACCTAGAGGCATGGATATGTCCGTGCGCCCAGGAAAGACTATCCTAACCATTGGGCGACCCTCTGAGGTCTTAGAGCCTATACGCTTAGGCGGTGTGGATCAGATTACCTTTGCTCAGGCAGAGTCCCTACAGCGTATGCTACAGATGGCTACAGGGGCTATTGACTCTGCTGGTATTCCTGGAAGTATTAATGGTGAAGCTACTGCCGCAGGTATCTCTATGAGTCTTGGTGCTATCATCAAGCGGCATAAGCGTACTCTTATCAACTTCCAAGAGTCTTTTATCATTCCGTTTATAGAGAAAGCCGCTTGGCGGTATATGCAGTTTGACCCTGAGAGCTACCCAGTAAAAGACTATAAGTTCTCTACCTCTAGTTCTCTAGGCATTATTGCTAGGGAGTATGAAGTAACACAGCTTGTACAGCTCTTACAGACTATGCCTGCTGACTCTCCTTTGTACCCTATCCTTATTCAGTCCATTATTGACAATATGTCCTTGTCAAACAGAGAAGAGCTTAAAGAAGCATTAAAACAGGCTCAAGCACCTTCGCCAGAGGCTCAACAGATGCAGCAGGCTGTACAAGAATCTCAGATGGCCTTCCAGAAAGCTCAGACAGACGCTTTGACAGGTCAGGCTGCTGAGTCTATGGCTAGAGCGCAGAAGTATGCTGCTGAGATACAGATGATGCCTGAAGAGTTACAGCTTGCTAAGTTAGAATCTGTCACTAAGAACCTCCCAGCAGGCAATAAAGATGATAAGGACTTTGAGAAACGGCTACAAGTAGCTGATGTCCTCCTAAGAGAACGAGAAGTATCCGTAAAAGAACGCAAATAAGAGGAATATATGCTTACTTCAACTGAGATAACTAAACTGTTAGCCCAAGTTAATATTGCTTTTACTGAAGACCGTGATCGCATAAAGGCTTTAGAAGCAAAAGTAACTAAAATAGAAGCTGATTACACTGTAAAAGCCCCCAAAGGAGCTACTAAAAATGTGGAATGAACAAGAATTAGGAATAATGATGTCAATTATAGCCTATACAGAAGGTAAGTGGTCGCCTGAAGAAGTAGCTAAGATGTTTAAACACATGAAAGATCATTTTGTGTCTCCTACCTTTGCTACTGTTCAGCCTATTGTGCCTGTAGCCATAACTCATTGATTGACAAAACAGCTAATTTGTGGTATAATTATAGGTATCTTTAATGACTAAAGAATTAGAAGAGTATTACAACTCTCTCTTTGAACTATTCAGCACTAAAGGCTGGAAGTACCTAGTAGAAGACTGGGAACAAGCAATATCCCATCTGGATCAAGTATCCACTATTAGAGATTCTAGAGACTTAGACTTTAGACAAGGCTCTTTAGCCGTTCTAACTGGTCTTATCTCCCTTAAAACTACCTGTGAATCTGCCCACAAACAGATACAGGAAGAGGGAGAAACCCTATGATATTTGATTTCCAATGTGCTTTTCCTCACCGCTTTGAGGCCAACGTTAGCTCTTCTATACACTCTTTACCCTGTAAAGTCTGTTCAGAACCTGCTAAACGCCTTATATCCGCTCCCGCTGTACACCTTGATCCTACTGGGGCTTTCCCAGGAGCTGCTCTTAGATGGGCTAGGGAACATGAGCGTAGAGCTGTAGTTAAAGAAGACTAAAGAATCCTCGCTAGAGGTACACTAAAGGACAACTACTTGCCGGTAGCCCCTTTAATTCTCCACAATGCTAAGTCACGGAGTTAATAATGGCAGAACTAATTGATGAGCGTTCGCTCGATGATTTAAAAGCAGCCGCTTTGGAAGACCTTGCAGTAGACCCGCCACCAGCGGAGACTCCACCGCCAGAGGAACTACCAGAGAAGTACAGAGGCAAGCAACTTACAGATATTGTACGGATGCACCAAGAAGCTGAGAAGGCACTTGGTCGTCAGAGTTCTGAAGTAGGCGAACTTCGTAAGGTTGTTGATGAATTCATCACTACGCAAACACAACTTGTCAGCAAGAATAAAGCACCTGCCGAAGAGGTAGATTACTTTACTGACCCACAAAGCGCAATCAATAGAACTATTGAAGCGCACCCACTCGTAGCTGAACTACGTCAGAATACCGTCAAGAGCCGTCAATCAGCCGCACAAGCTGAGATTGTTCGTAGACACCCTGATGTAGAGACAGTGCTTGGTGATCCCAAGTTTGTTGAGTGGATTACAGCCTCAACTGTACGCCAGTCCCTGTTAGCGAAAGCACACAGTGAACTGGATGTAGACTCTGCTGATGAGTTGTTTGCTCTCTACAAAGAGCGTAAGAACTTACTTAGTCAAGCAGTGTCTTCTGAGCAAACAGCCCGTAAGGAAACAGCAAGAAAGGCTGCTACAGGAAGTTCAGCAATAGCTGGAGAGGATGGGAGCGGTAAAAAGAGATACCGAAGGGCAGACATTATTAAACTCATGAATGAAGACCCTGACCGTTATGCTACGTTAGCCCCTGAGATCAGGAAAGCGTATGCAGAAAACAGAGTCTTTTAATTATCACTTTAATGGAGATTTAAATGGCTACTTCAACCTACCCCACAATGACTGGTGCAGTCGGTCTTACCGAAGGCAATAGTTTTATCCCTGAGCTTTGGTCTGATGAGATTAGAGCTGCCTATCAGAAAAACCTCGTATTGGCTAACCTAGTTAAACGACTTAGCATGAAAGGTAAAAAAGGGGATACAATTAATATTCCAGCACCTACTCGCGGAGCTGCTTATAGCAAGTCCGAGAATACTGCTGTAACCCTGCAAGCAAACACTGAGAGTTCAGTTGTTGTTACAGTTAACAAACACTATGAATACTCACGTTTGATTGAAGATATTGTCCAAGTACAGGCTTTGGATAGCCTACGTCAGTTCTATACACAAGACGCTGGCTATGCTTTGGCTAAACAGATTGATTCTGATATCTTTGCTTTAGCTAAAACACTTGGAGATGGCACTTCATCTTTTGTTCACTCTGCTTCTTTCTATTCAGATGCTACTACTGGCCTAACGCTATATGCAGAAGACCAAGTAATAACAAGTGACTTGGTAACTGATGCTGCTTTCCGCAAGCTGATTCAGAAAATGGATGATGCTGACGTGCCTATGGATGGTCGCGTGTTTGTTATTCCTCCTAGTGTTCGTAATACCATTATGGGTATTGATCGTTATGTATCTTCTGACTTTGTAAATGGTCAGGGTGTATCTAATGGTAAACTAGGTCAACTGTATGGTATTGATATCTATGTTACTAGCAACTGCCCTGAAGTAGAGACTGCCGCTGCTAACACAGCAGGTGATCGTTTGTTAGGAGCTTTGTTGATCCACAAAGATACCTTTATCTTGGCAGAGCAAATGGCTGTTCGTAGTCAGAAACAGTACAAACAGGAATACCTGGCTGATCTGTACACTGCTGATACCCTCTACGGTGTCAAAACGTACCGACCAGATGCAGGGTTTGTATTGGTAGTAAACGAGTAATAGTAAAGACTCTACTGCGTTCTTATGAGCGCAGTAGTTTTACTAAAAAGTCTATGCTATACTTGGGCTTTTTAGTAAGATGCCTTCTAACAGCTACTCCTTCTAAGAGGTTCTTGCCTTGTCAGACTATACTAAGACTACCAGCTTTACACCAAAGGATGCTCTTAGTCCTGGCACTCCCGCAAAGCGTATCAAAGGCTCTGAGTTTGATGTAGAGTTTGACGCTCTTGCTGTTGCTGTAGCTACAAAGGCTAACAGCACTTCTCCTACGCTTGTAACTCCTATTCTAGGCACTCCTGTTAGTGTAACACTTACTAACGCTACAGGCTTGCCTATTAGCACTGGCGTTACTGGCTTAGGCACTGGAGTTGCCACATTCTTAGCTACTCCTTCTTCAGCAAACCTTGCAGCCGCCCTAACTGATGAGACTGGGACAGGTGCTAACGTATTTGCTAATTCTCCTACATTAGTAACTCCTCTACTTGGCACACCTACCTCTGGTGTAGCTACAAATATAACTGGTCTTCCTTTAACTACAGGCGTTGTAGGAAATCTTCCAGTAACTAATCTTAACTCTGGCACTTCTGCTTCTGTATCTACCTTCTGGCGCGGTGATGGTACGTGGGCGGCTGCGGGCGCGGGTTCAGTCACTAGCGTAGCAGCAACAGTACCTAGCATCTTTAGCATAGCTGGTAGCCCTATTACATCCTCTGGCACTCTAGCCATGACGTACTCAGGCACAGCTTTACCAGTAGCCAACGG